TTAAAAGGGGAATGACATGGGTGGTGGTGGATTTTTAGGATTAGGGCCTGCGCCAAGTGCGCCAGCCGCACCTGACTATACTGGAGCGGCAAATGCTACAGCCGCAGGTAACTTAGCGGCCGCACAAACAGCGGCGGCGGCAAATCGTGTAAACCAAGTAACTCCTTACGGCAACCTTAATTACAATCAAACTGGTACTGATTCTCAAGGCAATCCTACTTGGACAGCTACTACAAGTCTTTCCGATGTCGGTCAGCAACTATTAAACAATCAAAATAACGCTAGTTTAGGACTAGGTTCTGCTATTACATCCCAATTGGGAAATGTACAGAACACAATGTCACAGCCGTTTAATCCTAACCTTCCACAAGTAGGCATTAATGCTGGTCAGAATTACCAAGATGCGGCAATGCAACGTCTAGCACCTCAAATTAGTCAACAGCGTGAATTGCTTAATAATCAGTTAGCTAATCAGGGTATTCCCGTAGGTTCTCAGGCTTGGCAGACTGCACAGATGAATCAAGGTCAAAAAGAAAATGATCTTTTAGCCGCTAATACAACTCAAGGGTTCAATACTGGTTTAGCCGCTAATCAGCAGGCTTATAACCAAGCTCAAACTAATTATAATATGCCTCTTAATACTTTAAGTGCATTGCGTACTGGCGCACAGGTTCAAAACCCAACATTCCAAAATACCCCACAACAAGCGACTACTGGTGGTGCTGATCTATTAGGTGCGGCTACTGCTACTGGTAACTACAATTTGGCTAGTTCTAATGCCGCTAATGCCGCACAAAGTGGATTTAATAGCGGGTTAATGGGTCTTGGCGGAACATTAGGTGCGGCTTATATGATGTCACCAACTTCAGATATTCGTACTAAAGAAAATATTAAACAAGTTGGTTACTTAAATAATGGATTGCCATTATATGAGTTTGAATACAAGCCTGAATTTAAAAATGATCCTTTAGCTGGACATGGTAAGTTTATGGGTGTAATGGCTCAAGAAGCACAAGAAGTGATGCCTGAAGCTGTTTCTACACGCCCTGATGGTTATTTAATGGTTGACTATGGTAAGTTAAATGGATAGCCAATACACAAATCCGTATACATCAACTTATGCGCCTGCTACATTTTCACAACAGGATGCACAAGGTCTTGGCCCTGTATTTCAAAATACTAATGCTCAACAACAGTATTTAGCGGCACAATTGCGTGAACAACAAGCATTGGCACAACATAAAAATCCACAACAAACACAGGGTAGCAGTATGAACCCTATGGATTTAGCTAAAATGTTAAAGAATAAGCCTGCTCAACAACCTACAGATGCAACTGGCGCACCTGTAACCGATTACAGCACACCATATAACCCTGCAACGGGTCAAAGTTGGGATGTAACTGGTAGTGGTTTTGCTGGTAACGGTGGGTATGATCCTACTGCAATGGGTGGTATGAATGATTATTTAGGTCAAATGGGTCTTGATACTGGTGGCTTTAGTGGTGCAGGTGACTTTAGTATGGGCGGTGCTGGTGACAGTTTGGCTGGTGCTGGCGATAGTTTAAGCGGTCTAGGTGATATGTTTAGTGGTATTGGTGGATGGTTCTCAGGCATTGATTGGGGTGGAATGGGTGCAGGTGCGGCAACAGCCGCAGAAGAAGCCGCTCCAGCCGCCGCCGCCGCCGCATAAGGAAAGAAAATGGCAGATACAAATCAATTTAGCGCAATTCAAGCTGGGACAATGTCCCCTGAAGATTATGCACAACAACAAGCCTTAAATCGTCAACAACGGTTTGCTGATCTGTTAATGACTCAAGGACAGCAACCACAAGGTCAGATGGTTAGCGGTCGTTATGTACCGCCTAGTTTCTTTCAAATGCTTAATCCAGTAGTCAACCAATTGGCTGGTGCATATCTTGGTAAAAAGGGTGACGAACAAGCAATTTCTTTAGCTCAAAAATTGCGTGGAAAACAAGAAGAAGCCGTGCAAAATTATATGAACGCTATGCAAACCACTCCTGCACAAGAAGGTGGTATTCAAGGCCCTAATGGCATGACTACGCAGACTACACCTGATATGTATAACGCTGATATGTCACTTAATCCGCAATACAAACAAGTTACTCCTGTTGCCGCACAAGGTCCTGATTATTACAAAGCATTTAAAGCGGCTACAAGTCCTTATGCACCTGCTCCATTGCAATCTGCTGGATATGAAATGCTCAAACCTCAAAAATTGGGTGAAGGTGAAACACTTAATCGGTTTAATTTTGCTAATGGACAACTTACTCCTTATGCTTCAGGTGGTGAAAAATTACCTACCGAATACAAAGAATATCAAAAAGCTATTTCAGACCCAAATCAACCATATAAAGGTTCTTTTTTCCAATATCAACAAGAACGATCAAGAGCTACTGCAAATCAAAATACGATTAATATGCCACCCGTTGAGAGTGCTTACAATGCCGCTTTTGGTAAAGGTGTAGCAGAACAAGATTTAGCCCTTAAAAACATCGCTGAAGGTGCTAAAACAACTGTTAGCAATATTGCAAGACAAAAACAAATTCTTGAAAGCGGTAAATTCTTTAGTGGTAAAGCCGCAAATATTCAAAATGAATTGGCTAATTTTGGTACTGCTCTTGGTGTTACTGGTAAAGATGGTCAAGAAAAAGCGGCAAATACTCAAAGTCTTATTGGTGGTTCTGCTGGCATAACATTAGATAATATTAAAGGATCAGGACTTGGCGCAGGTCAAGGCTTTACTGATAAAGATTTGCAATTCTTACAAGATGCTAAATCTTTTAAAATTACTTGGAATAAAGAAAATATTGCTAGGGTTCTTGATCTTCAAGAAAGAGCCGCTATTGAAGGTGCTAAAAAATGGAATAACCGTTATGGTCAAATCCAAAAGACTGCTACTGGCCCTATTAATGTTCAAGGTGTAGAAGTTCCAAAACCATATAGCGGTCAAGTTAAATACTTAGGTAACGAATAATGGCTGAAACTGTTGTCGCTAGAGTTCAACTTCCTGACGGCTCTGTAGGTCGTTTTGAAGTTCCTAAAGATATGAGCCCTTCTGATGTAGAAGAACAGGCTTTAAATGCTTATATGGCACAAGGTCGTACTCAAAGTCTTTTAGCACCTGAAACAACTGAAAAAAGCGTTCCAAAAGTATTAGCTCAAAGTGCTGGTAAAGCAGTTGCTAATATTGGTGACCTTGTTGTTGGAGCACCTGAAACTTACAAGCGTATAACAAATTATGCTATGGGCAAACTTAAAGGAGAAGATGTCGAAGCTCCAAGAGGTGCTACACCCATTACTAATGCTTTGGTTAAACATGGCATTTTTACACCACAAAACGAACCTAATACACCTGCTTTAAATATTGCTGACTTTGCTATACAAGCCGCCCCTGCGGTAGCTAGAGGTGATATTGGCTCTATTCCATCTTTTCTTAAAGCAACTGGAAAAAATTTATTACCTGCAACTGTAGGCGGTAGTGCCGTTGAATTAGCTAAATCTTCAGGAATTGATAATCCTTTTGCTCAGTTTGCTATTGGTGCAGGAACTATGGCGGCTAGTCAAGCCCCTTTTGCATTGCGTCATACTGCCGCTAGTGTAGCTAATCAAGCTACTCGTAATGTAACCCCTGAACAACTTAAAATGGCTGATGCTTTAGTAAAAGAATCTTATCGTTTAGGATCGCCTATTACGGGCGCAGAGGCTTTGGCTAAAATAACTGGTGCTAGTCCATTAACAGCCGTTCAGCGTGTTGTAGAGAACCTTCCACAAAGTTCTGAAACAATGGCTAGTTTTATGGCTAAACGCCCACAAGCTAATGAACAAATGGTTGCTAATGCTTTGCGTAATATTAGCCCTAATCAGCCTACTTCAGCTACGCCAATGAATTTTAAAAATGCCGCTGGTGAATTAATTGGTGGCGCACAAAAAAGCCTTACTGAAAATAACGATGCTTTGTACAAAAAAGCTGGTGGCGTAAGCGTTTATCCTGCCCCTGCAATTTTTGCAAACGATAGAATTGCTGAAGCCGTTGATGCGGTAACAAATACAGCTAAATATGGCGTTAAAAATGGCAATCCCAATTCTTTTGAAACATTAATTGCCGCCAAAAAGTATTTAAATGATGAATATCAAGAGCAAGTTAAGTCTGCTAGCGGTTTAAAAAGAGGTGCTGGAGCAGTTACTTCAGAAGCTGAAAATTTATTAAGCAATTACTTAAAAGAACAATCGCCTGAGTACGCTAGAGGCGCAAAAAACTATGAAAATGCTTATAAAACACAATTTAACGCTTTAAATGAAGGCCCAGTAGGACAAATTGCTGAAGGCAAAGTTGGTGCAGAAGTGTTGATGCCAAAAACCCCAATATCTTTGTACCCTACTGATATTAAGCGTACTGTTGAATTGTTGCGTAGAAAAGACCCGTCTGCTGTGCCTGATTGGACACGCCAACAACTTGAAGGAATATTTAACGAAACTGGTCAAAATCTACAAAATGGGCCAAATCAGTTTGGTGGTGCTAAATTTGCCGCAACAATTCAGGGTAATAAACAACAAAAAGCAAACTTACAAGCATTAGTTCAAGAATCGGCTGGTATGCAAGCATATCAAGGTTTTGAGCGTGTTTTAAACAATCTTGAGGCACAAGGTACAAGACAAGGTGCAGGATCAGCTACATCATTTAATAATCAATTTCAGCGTGAACTATCTGAAGGTGGCCCATTAGCGGCCGCTAAATTGGTATTTAAGCCATCAGAAGTAGCTACTAAGTATGAAGAATGGCAATTAGGTAAAAATGCCAATAAACTAGCAGATATGCTTACAAACCCTAATTCCATTAAACAATTACAAGATTTGGCTAGAACTAAACCAAATACAGCAAAAGAACGCTTGTTAGTAAATAGCTTGACGGGTGGATATGTAGCTCAAAAACCTGAAATTATAGAGGAATCGAAATGAGTAGAAACGGATCGGGAGTCTATTCGCTCCCAGCAGGTAACCCAGTAGTAACAGGCACAACAATTAGTTCTACATGGGCTAATTCAACGCTTACTGACATTCAAAATGCTATTACTCAATCTGTATCGGCAGACGGTCAAACTCCCATTACTGGAGCATTACAAATGGGTGGCAACGACATACAAAATGCTGGCACAGTTACGGCTGTTACTGGTATATTTGGTGGATTATTTTAAGGAAAAATCATGGCACAAACTGGCTACACGCCCATTTCGATTTACTATTCAGCGACAGCTACAAATACTCCTACGGCTGGTAATCTAGTTGCTGGTGAACTTGCTATTAATACGGCTGATGGCAAGCTATTTTACAAAGACTCTAGCGGAGTAGTGCAAGTTATTGGCACTAAAGGTGGTGTAGGTTCATCATCTACTACTCAAGTTCTTTATAACTCTAGTGGCTTAGTCGTTGGTTCTGCCAATATGACTTTTAGCGGTACAGCTTTAACTTTAGCTAATGATGCTTCTATATCAGGTCTTACTGTTGGTAAGGGAACAAATGGTGTAACTGCAAATACCGCTTTAGGTAGTGGTGCTTTACTTGGTGCTAATAGTGGTTCGGGAAATAATACTGCTATAGGTTATCAATCTTCTTATAGTAATACTAGCGGTTCTTATAATACTTCTGTTGGTCAAGGTTCTTTATACACAAACACAACAGGATTACTTAATGTTGCTCTTGGACAAGCATCTTTATATTACAACACAACAGGTGGATATAATGTTGCAGTAGGTCCAAGTGCATTGTCTTCAAACACCACCGCATCTAGTAACACCGCAGTAGGTTATCAAGCTCTTTATTCAAATGCAACAGGGCAAAACAATATTGCTTTAGGTTATCAAGCTGGTTACAACAATAAATATAATAACAATACATATTTAGGTTCTCTTGCTGGTTACAGCATGACCAATGGAAACTTTAATACATTTATTGGTTATTTAGCTGGATATAGCGCAAACCCTGCTGTAGCAAATGCTAATACATTTAACTGCTTTATGGGATATTACGCTGGTTATGGTTGCACAACAGGCACAGACAATGTGCTTATTGGTGGTCAAAATCCAGCTTATCAATTAACTACAGGTGCAAATAATACTATTGTTGGTTCAAATGCCGCAACATCATTAACTACCGGAACAGCAAATTCTATTTTAGGTAAAAATGGAGCAATAAGTTTAACAACTGGAAATTACAATACTTATATTGGAGACGATACTAACGCTTCAAGTGGTTCAGCAAGCCAAGAAATTCTAATTGGTGGTGGTGGCTATACTGGTAAAGGTTCAAACACTACATTTATTCAAAATGGCGGGGGCGGTTCTTATCAAGGGAATAATTCTACTGTATGGTATATTACTTCTGACCAAAGACTTAAAAAGAATATTGTTGATAATACAGTTGGTCTTGATGCTATTACAAAAATTCAAGTTCGTAATTTTGAATACCGCACAGCAGATGAAGTTACTGACCTTCCAAAAGAAC